GCTTCAACTTCCAAACTACATTTGAGATGCTTCCTGTTTCTAGGGCATACTCACGAATTGTATTAAATGATGATTGCTTGCTGATACCCATTGACCAGATAGCAACATATGGTGCTTCAATACCGTCATCGACTAGGACATTGCAATAAAAGCGAAGACGGCCACGCCATCCAGCCTTTGGATCTTTACGATGCATTTCTTCAGCCCAGTCACGGCCTTCTGATTCCATAGTGTCTACGGCACGACGCTTATAGTCTTTTGGATTAACATGTTCCTTGACAACAAGAGCAAGGCCACGGCTATCACTATAGTTAGCAGAGTCCTCATCTAGTTCTTCAATAAAACGGATTTTTACTGACTGACCATCTGCAAGTTTTAGCCACTTGATCTTTGGTCCGTCATTTTCGTATTTTGGTTTATCGAGCAGGGCATTAATATTTTTTAGTCCCTTAATAACGCTCATAGTTTTCTCCTTTGTGTGTTTGTATTAGTTTAGCATAGACTCTATAGATTTGTCAAATGAAAAGTCTAAATCTTTTATTTCATTATCAGTCATATCGCCTATATCTTTATATTGTTTATTTAGTTTAACTATAGAAACACGAGATTCATGTTTCCACCTGCCTCATCATTATCAGCAATAACAATAATGTTATTGAAATACTTTTGAAGCAATTCTATTTGTTTGCTAGAGACATTTGCGCCTAGTGTTGCCACTGCAGGCATTCCTAGTTGGTCTAGCCTGATAGCATCAAACGATGACTCCACAACATACACTCTATCAGATTTCTTTACACGATGCAAGTTAAAAAGGGTTTTGCTTTTTGGCAAACCTGGAGTATTCTTAAAATCTTTACCTTCAACTGATCTGCCAACAAATCCCAAAGGGATTCCTTCTGGGCTATGGACTGGAACGGTAACCATATCTTGTTTATCAGAATAGCCCAATGAGAACTTAGAAAATGATGGAGGATATATTTTTCTATATGAAAAATAATTTTTAGGTCTTTCAGAAGAAACAAGATTATTGTGTAATCTTTTAATAATTAGTTCGTCAAAAGGCTTGTACTTTTCTTCTTCAGCCAAAGCACGATCAATATCAACTGCAAGATTGCTTTGTTTTTCTTTGCTCTTAATAAACCTAGCAGCCTCAAAATAAGATCTTCCAGATGTGTGCATTACAAGTTCTATAAGGTCTGCTGATTTTTGGCATGAAAAACAAAAAAACATTCCGCTACTTTTCTGAACTTCTCCTGCTGGGGTTCTGTGATTATTGTGAAATGGACAAAATATTATAAAGTCTGCATCTAACTCTGATTCAACCGTTACGCCTGATCCCGTAAGGACTCTCTTGACCTGCTCTGCGGTATATTGATTGGATTGGTTCCGTCTACCCCTGCTATCCATTCGCTCTTCCTTTTCCCTGCGTAAACACCGTGTATAGATAATTCAAACTCAAAAAACCCTTTTATATCATTATACCTTATTGTGAAGTCTGGGTCAATATCAAATCTTGGAACATATCCATTCAGCCTCATTTCTGATACTAACAATCTTATATATTCTATTTTTAGTCTTCCTATTAAAGCCTCGTCCTGAATAACCCCATCAATATAAAACTTCCTCAAAGACTTATGGTGATAAAAGTCTGGCGGTATGTTTTCCTTATTTTTTGACATACCATATTATACCTACTTATCTTCAAAATCTTTATACCTATAGTAGCCTTTGTCAAAATCACACTGAACTAGGAAATCTCCCATAAAACCATTACGATTTTTTCTAAAGGCACACTCAATAATATCGCTGTTGGTCCCTCTTCCAAGGGCCAGAACCCAGTCAGCATCATAGGCAATCTGTCTAGACCATGCGGTTTGCCCTAGCGTAGGTACAGTAGACAAGTCGTTAACATCATCTGGGGTGGCAGATGAAATAGCAATAATAGGAACCTCTTCGCCAATAGCCATAAGTTTAAGTTCTCTTGAAAGGTTCTTCATTCGTACCGTCTCATTGTCGGACTTCTGGTTAGGAGCCATCAACTGAAGGTAGTCTACGATTACAAAGTCTGGCTTATATTGGTCAATCTTTCCACGAAGTACTGATGGATTGATTTCTCCACCTTGATCGTTTGAAATAATGTGAAACTCTGGCTTACCTTGTAGATTTTTGGCATGCCAGTCTTTGAGCATATCTAATTCCACTTCTCCATTACTTAACTTTCGGTGTGACCAACGGCCTTCACCCATAATTGTAAAGACACGATTACGCACCTCTGTCTCACTCATTTCAAGACTTATGACCAGTGGGCTACGACCCTGTTTCCAGGCCTGTACAGCGAAATAGAGAGCCAACCACGACTTTCCGATACCTGGATATGCCAAGAAGACTCCCAACTGTCCTGGCATGATTCCAGACGGTAAGTAGTTATCAAATCCTGGAAGTCCAGTCTTAATCCCAATATGTCCAAGTGCCTGTTGCTTCTTGACATTTTCAAAGTATGCAATAGCAGACTCTAAGTCTGTAACATCAATATCACGAATAGCAGCAGTATTCTTTTTTAGTTCTGAGGTCTGTGTTATTAGATTTTCTAGAGCCTTGTTGCCTTCGCCCTGCTGAACATCACTAGCAGCAGATCTAAGGATATCCTTTAGACTATCACTAAGATACTCGCCCTGAAGTTCTTCAAGATGGTGCTTGGTTGCGCCAACTCCTGCCACTGGATCAAAATCTCTAAACTTTTCGCTAACTAGGTCAACTGGTGGGAGTGATGAATTATTCTCAAAATAAAGCCTAATAAAGTTCCAGATGTCTGCATGAGTTCTGAGAAGATTTTCTACATTTGCCTGAAGAAGAACATGTATCTGCTTGTCTTGAAGAACAGCAGTAATTAGTTTTGACTCTGTGCTATTCACTCAACCACTCCTTAGCCTTTTTCCTACGCTCTTGTCTTTCTTTTAAATCTTTTTGTATTTCATTTTTACTATCTAGTAGGTCATGTGCCTTATAAGCAAATGTATTCCAGGATGGTGCTGACGAAACTTGAAAATAAAAATCTAATAAATCGTAGCAAACAGAAATACCATACGACTCTATCAGAGCATCGGCAGCCCATTGCTCAACATTTATGTTAAGGTTAGACTTTTGCTCATATCTCTGTAAATGAAGTTTGCTGTAGCGACTGAGCAAAGCCATTCGGTCTTTGCGGTCAGCCATTACTTTGCTTCTGCTTCAGTCTGCGCTTCTAAAATTTTTGCTGTAAGTTTATCTTCAACAAACTTGTATACACGCTCAAAGGCCTGGTCTGTGTTTTCGCCATCTCGCTTTGAATCGGTTACACCAAGGTCTAGTCTTAGTGATTGAAAGTTGCCTAGATTTAAGGTGTATCCTAGCGTTACGGACACCTTAGTTGGTTCATTTTCCATTGTTATACCCTTCGCTAAATAGACTCACTCCATACAGGAATGAATCGTCCATCTTCTGTTTTCGTATATGTAAGTATACCATCGCCCATTCTTCTTGTCAACTCTTGTTTGCTGGGCGTAATATCATTTGTAATTAATCCATCTTTTCTTGGTCTACCAATATGGTATGTAGCCAGTATATCACGAATCTCTTTTACTTGCGATTCTGAATAATATGATCTAACCCTAAAACCTCGTTCTCCGCCTTTTTGAGATCCCCTTGGAAATGGAATAACTCCTCTACGCATAAGAGATGGCATATATTTTTTATGACGATTAACTAAATTAGCAGTCTCTCCAACTGTGTATGCTCGCTCTCTATTTTTTTTAAAATCACTAATTAAACAACTTTCAATTCTATCTTTATTTATATTATAAACAGACATTATCCCATTAGACTTATTTAAATGATGTATTCTAACAAGGTCCCCGTTTAAAAACCAAACTTTTTTGTTCCCTGAAATTACAGGGAGGACATTGTAACCTTCGCTCTCAATTGTTCCCTTTTTAACAGCCACGTGCCCTCCTGTGAATTACTAGGCGGATGAAAAAATATTCTCGATCCGCAAGACATACAATATAGTTCTAGGTTATTTATTTGTGAATATTGCCTATCGACAAACATTCTTCCTTTACATTTTTTACAATAGATCATTAATTAGGAATTCCCACTATCAATAAGTTAACACCGACAGTAGTATCTCCGCCAACATTAAACTTTACAACTCCTTCGATCTTCGATGTTGAAATACTTAATAGGGTAACCGTAACATCTTTTCCAGCATCTGTATTTCCAATATTAATTGGAGTTGCAGTAACAACTGGAGGAAACTTAAATTCGCTTGGCAAACTATATGAAAATGATTGGGTAGATCCTGCTGTTTGAGATGAGCCAGAAGTTACTTGAACATAGCCTCCTATAATTCTTGCCTCAGACGTTTTTACACTCTGCTTGCCAGAGTTTGGGGTATCTACCGTAACATACTTATATATTGATGTAGACGTTTGACTAGAAAGATCATTAAGTGCCTTAACTATCTGATAAAGATATGTTACATCTAAAGGCTGCCCTCGTTCGGGTAAAGGTAATATTGCCATAATATAATTATACCAGACTGACTATTCCAGAATCATATATTTTTAAATCAGGATTTAAAGATGGGTTAATAGATGATGCTTGAACAACAACACGCACAGACGTAGTTCCAGTTTTGATAAACGAGTAATTTGAAGATCCTGTAGAAGCCCTAAATGTTGGAACAGAAGAGTCAAAGCCTATAAAAACATCATAAAGTATTTGAGTTGAGATTTCTCCAGCAGACCAGTTAACGATTATTGTGTTTCCAACAATATTTATATCTCCAACACCTAAAAGAACCTGTCCAGATTCAGTAACAAATATTTGAGAATATGCAGACTTTCTATTTTTATCATCTGACACTATCCTAAATCTTAAAACAACAGAATTGTTTTCAGTCACCTTTCCCAAAGAATCTTTTTTGATGATAACATTTTTTATTCCTTTGTCTGGCGTTTTACTCATGGCTAAACATCCAATACAAATCTAAACTCTATATAATTAGTTGTGTTGGCTGATTTTATAATTGGTCTTGCCTGAACATTTTTAATTATAGAATAGCCAGTTAGACCGTACAAAGAGTTTGTTGATGTAGTGTTTTCGACCCTCAATCCATCTAGGCATATATAAAAAGAATCCGATGGGAGATTATTTTTAGTAACACAAGCATAAATTTTTACAGATGATACATCTGGCCAGTTAAATCTCAAACTTTTGTCTAACTCCTGAAATGTTCTTTTTGCTACAATATATCTGTTGTTTGCAAAGTTGTGCTTATCTTCTGATGTACCTTGTGCATAATTAACGTCATCAATGTCAACTACAAACTTTGCATATTGTATCGTTGCTGCTGGTCCAGTATGAGAAAACTCTACCAATATTTTTACATTATCTGGAACAGTTATGGAGTTTGCTACTTTGCTTACAACAGAAAAAGAAAGTCTTAGTTCGTCCAAGGGGCTGTTCTTGCTAAAATCTGACGATGGATTATCTAACACTATATAGTCTGAATCATTTGACTTAATCATCCCACCTTCAATGTTGTATTGAAGAGAAGAAGAGTCTCCTCTGATTGCGATTATATTATTTAAAAATCTACATCTTTCGTTTCTATTAACTCTATCTGTTTGGGTAAAAACTCTATTGTCTGCATTTGTAGAAAAAATCTTTGATGTTTGATTTATCGTTCCATTATTACTATCTCCGTCTAATGGACTATATTGTACAGGAATGTCTATTGGAGAGGCCCCATCAATGCTATACCGCCAATTATCTGTATCTGCAAAAGAGTAAACCACCCTACTATCAAATGATCCAGCCACTGGATTTGAGCCTGCAGAAAAAATGCCAACTTCAGTAATCTCATATCTTTCTTCCGTAGGCAGTTCTGCTGTCAGTACTACTTTTGACAAACCATTTTCATTTACGAATCCCCTAGAAATAATAGGAGCACGGAACATTTCAAAATCTAAAGACTCTTTATTTTTTAATACTGTCAACTCTTGAGAGGAAAACGTATAATCCGAAACAACTGGCCTGGCTCCACAGCCTACGGCAATATGGGACGCATACGATGGCGTCTGCCCAACAAGGTACTTTGCTAAAAGATTTTTTCCTATATTAGTTATCATTGGCTGCTCCCATAGTATATTGTATCATCAAAAATATTCCCAGCGGTCAATATTTCTACTTCCACTTGCTCATTCTCTTTCATATTTATAAGATTAATTACAAGATCTCCAGTGATCGGATCTATGTATATAGACTTGCAGTTTGGTGTTTTTATCCATTTGGTCTTATCTGGCTCATTTGGATTACCTGCTGGTGGCGCAATGTCATATCCAGTGCCACACACTGGAAGACGATCAAGGATAGAAAGTGACAGTGACTTAAAATAAGAGTCTGCCGATTGAAGTCTTAAAACATTATTTGGATTGTATTGTAAATACAAATCTGTTAAATTTTTAATTGGTGCATATATAACCTTTTGACCATTTATTAAATCATGTCTAGAGATTGTTGCAAGTTCATATCCGCCAATATCTTCAAAAATTAAGTCAGTCATTATCTCTATTGACATTGTTTCGTCATTTGATAATATTAAATCTGGCGTTGCAATCTTAACACCGTCATCGTTATTTTTTGGGGATGGCTCTGGTATTGCTGCTACAGCAGAAAGATAAATTGGGTCTACAGAACTAATTGGGCTTGGCATTAAACCACCTCACTTAAAAATAAAGTCATTGAAGGACCGTCAGAACTTCTTGAGAATTCAATATTATAGACAACAAATCTATTATTTGGATTTGACGCCATGCTTATATCATTCTCTTTGTAGTCTACGCTAACGATGTCTCCTAGTTGTATTGTTGGAATTGCAAATATTTGAGCCCCAATAGATCTTCTAGGCTTTGCTATTTTTTCAATTAGCCATTCCATTAAACTGTTTGCTTCATCTTGAGACTGTATATATGTTGTATCTATAGCAAAATCTTTTTTACCGTAGGTCATTCTGCTAAGTTTAATATCCTGATAATCTTGTTTAAATTTATATGGATTTGATATAAGTTTATCTGCAACAAACTGTGGATTAGAAACAATACTGTTCTTGTTAAAATATTCATCAACTGTAAGATTGTTATCAGACTGCTGAGTAAAGGTAATTCCCTGAATTCTCAAATAGTTTCCGCTAGTTTCATCTAATGACAAAGGTGCATCTGTTGTATTAAATACCAAAAACTCGGCACCATACGATCCTGCCCTAAATCCAGATACAGCGTAGCCTTTCATTTTATTAAATGTTGGAGAAATTTTTGCACTAAGTGCTGGATATGCCTTATCGTATTTAAAGTTAAATGCTGCCAATTCTCTCATAATGCTTCCAAACTCTTCAAAGTAGATATCATATTTTGGTGGCTCAGAAGAACTAATACCAGTTAAATAAGTATTTTGTATCAATCCGCTTATGGAGTATTTTCTAAACGATTCGTTGACATCTAACTCTGAGTCTCCAAAAACAGAGTTGACTGGAGCACCCAAACGGAAAGATGTGTTTTGAGAATAGTTATTACATAGAGCGTATACATTTTCAAACATTGCTCTTGAAGATCCTCTTGCAAATAGTGCAATATTTGAGTATACTGGAAGCGGATCTGTATCGTCTACAGTCTTTATCATAACGCCATTTAAATATAAATAGAACCTTCTTGTTGTTCCTATGTCTTCGTATTCTACTGCTAAATCATATACCGTCGGATTTTCCTCAGCAAAACTTCTTGACTGCCCAGTAAATTTTCCGTCATCAACTGTGATTTGTCCCAAACCATCCCAAAGTTTAATTGGAACTGCAGATCCATTGTTAGACTTTATTTTATAAAAAAATACATTGCTAACGCCCTGTTTTTCTGTGTCTGATAGTTTGCCCAATCCTAACGCTGCTATCTCAAAATAGTATCCAACATTTGTAGTAGGATTAAGCATTATGGCAATACCTGCAGATCCTCCAGAGATATTAATATTTTTATCTGGAGTAGTTCCATTCACTACAAAATATGTTGAAGATCCATTAGAGGTTTGTCCTCTGTCTTGATTATTTTCTATCTTGCCAACAATTCTCATTCTTGTTCCAAAATGTTTATATTTTTTATTTTCTAAAGATTTGTGAACATAAGAAATAAAGTTTCTTGGTTTTTCTTTTGTTGTAAAGTTTGGACCAGTTAAGGATAAAGCAGAAGACTGAATTGATCCAGGCTGTTGTTGGGTTTGTGTTGTTATTTCTCCAGTAAGCGTTGTAGAGAAAAAGTTTTTTATAAGACCAGTTCTTGTAGAAGTTCTTCCTATAGCATCAGCAGATGTGCCCACATCTGTTGTTTTGCCTGCAGTACCTACTGTAGTTGCAGGAATTGGGGTTTTGTTATCAAAAAGATATTCAGAAGCCATATAGCATCCTTTAACATTGTCATCAGACTTCCAATAATCAGATATACCAGCAGTATGCTCTACTATATTTGTTCCAAATTGACCACGACCATGCTTTACTACTGGACCATTTTGAAGTTTTATTACGCCACCCTGCTCAAAATACTTTGGCTCTGAGTAAATTCTTACTAGACCTGTTGGATATATTTTTCCATTAAAAGGCAGTTTAGCAAAATAGTATTGATAATCTTCAATAGAAGTTATCCAGACATTTCCAAATCCAGTAACATTGTGCTGAACGGCATCGTACTTTATAATTTCTCCTTGGGAATAAAAGTACCCATTATATCTAGCAATCCAAAATACTGCCTCGCCTAAACTAAAAGTATTATTTACAACAACATTATTTTTTACAACAGGAACATCTGCAGAGAGGTTTGCATTTAGCGGAATTGCTGTAAGAAGATAAGAAGATTGGGTTCCAATCTCATTATTCAAAGACTTTGTATTCTCAGTTCCAGAAACCTCCCAGAGTAGCGCTGGCTTGTATGTGTAATATCTTTCTTCATCTAAAAGGTTGGCTTGTTTGATAGATCCAATTGATCTTTGAATATGCCTTGGAGTATAGTTAATTACTCCATCATTATACACAATGTTGGATTGAGCAGAAACAGAAATAATATTTGCAAGTTTAGATTTTTCCAAAGTTTTATTTGTAATTTCTCTCTCTTCAAATAAATCATTTGTTCCTTTAAGCGCAAAAGTCGTTGGCCTTTGTTCTTTAGTTGGCATTATATAGTTTTTGCTCATCATAACAAAATTATTATATTCATCAAAAAACATTGCCGTTTGTGTAGAAACTGCTATGTCTTGAAGAATTTCTGCAACGCTTCTGTCTGGAGGAATGAAAAAATATGGAATTATTACTTCTTTTTCATTGGCTACCCTTTTAAAAGTGTAGTTAGAAAATCCAATATAGTCAAGCAAAAGAGAAACTGCAGAACTAACAGAAACCTCAGTCATCAATATTTGTGGCGCCGTCATTGATTCTAAATACCAATATAGATCTCTTAGTGATATTGAAACTCTTTTGTTCATAACATCAGATTTTGGAAATGAGTCAGAGTATAGTGTTTTTATTGGAACCCAATAATCCCAACCATTAACATCAACTATAACTTCATAAAACTTAAACTGTATATGTCTATCTGTATATTTATGAACAATACTAGAATAATTGTTTTCATTAAAAGCCTGATCATAGTCAAATATATTTATTAATCCATTTGATGCAACAAGTTGTCCAACTGGCAAACCGCTAACCCCAAGGTCAGATGCACTTTTATTTATTGAATAATCTAATGTCTTATCTGATATATTCATTACAAGCCGTGGGGACATTTCTATCAAATCAAATGTTGAGTCTTTCACATTCATTGTATCAACTACAATTCTTATTCCAGAAATATATTCAAACTCCCTATATTGAACCTTACCATCCAATGTTCTTAAAAATTTACTTGGATCTGTTGCGTCTACAACAAAGTTGGTTAACCTATCTACAGTTTCATCTTGAACATACCATCCATATTTTGGCCTAATAATTGTATAATCTTGACCGTTCCAAATGTGATATTCTCCAATGTCATTTTCATTTTCTTTAATAAGATATGCATATCCAATTACCGACTCTTTTGGTAAAAATAGTTCAGTTGGATATGTTTCTGCAAATACAAAATTATCTCTCCACTCATCTGGAACAATTAATCCATAAGCAATTTCAACATAGCCATCACTTTTAATAATTGAAGAGCCATCTCTTCTTCTTTTTGATGGATCAAAAGATATAAGGTCTTGCCAATTATTATCTTTTAAAACTTGAATCTTCCACTTGCTAGGAGTTTTTTGATTTAACTCTCCAAAAAATGGATCAGCAAAAGACCCTGTAGAAGATGAAAAAGGACCAAGATTTTCTGTTCCAGTATGGGTTTGCATCTTAACAACAATTCTATTTGCTGGTATTTTTTCTTTATAAACAACAAACGGACAAGCATCTTCAATATCATACTGAGACCCACGAACCTTAGACGCAATACCATATTCAGAAAGTGTATCAATTGTTCCCAGTTTTTGTTTACCATCCTTATCTAAAAATATTTGAGATGAGCCATAGGAAACAGAGGCGTCGTTGTAGGTATATTTATATGTTACTTCCGATCTATACGATGTCCAGTATTTAAATATATCATTTTTATCTGGCATATAATATCTGGGCCTATCTGCCATAAATAGATTTGGATGATGAAGTTTTCCATTCTCAAAAAATACTGCCTTATTAATTCCAGATCTTGGTCTAAACTGCCCAAAACAACCTTCCAAGGAGTATAGGGTTTGCAACTTTTCTTTTTTAGTTAAAAACATAGTGGGAACATTGTTATTATCAAAAGATCCATCAACTACAATGTCTGCGTCCGTTGCTCCTGTATAAAAATTTCCATCATCATTGATGTCAAAACTTGTGGGTAAAGACGAATAAACTGTAGATGTTTGTGTTGGTCTATATCTATAATTACCAACATGTTTTATATTTGTTGGTATATTCATATTCCATTCTGCAGTAATTACCGACTTATTTCTAATAGTTGGAGATGTCTCCAGAAATGTCTGCAGGTCTTTATCTTCAAACATTATACCTCTTCCAGTGTTACAGAAACATTCCAGTAATCAAACTTGGTTCCTCTTTTTTCAACTGAATATGAAAAATCACTAATAAACATTTCAACCAGTTGATTGTATTGCTGAAGATGCTTGTACGGCTCTGGCGTACCCTTAAATATTCCTTTTCTATCATATGTAAGAAATACCCAAAATGATCCCTTATGTGAGTCATACCATTCTAACATGTCTGCTGCTCCTGCGCCACCATCTGTTGTGTATGCTTTATGTGGAGACAATCCAGTTGCTGGATCAAAATTTGGAAAATCTTCATGCGACCTAGATGGAATCATGTCCCAACTAGTGCTTATTGTAATCTTATCTGCAATGTGGTATGACCTCATTCGGCCATTAATCATTCTCTCCCGCTTTTCAATTCGCTCTGTTTTAATATCAATAGGCTGTCTATTGTCATCAGTTAAAAATAAAAACTGGTCAGCAAGAGATTCATCCTCTATACTTTCTGGATCAGTACCAACTTCAAAACCAATTGGGACATATAGTTTTTTCTTTGGGGTTGTTGTGCTTGCAGGGTCTTCTACTAGGGTACCAGAATTTTCAGACCACAGCATACCGCTTGGTCTGTTATATTTTTTACGACCATTTACATATAACAGCCTTGGATCTACATCACCTTCTGCCACCTATAGCCACCCCCCTAATTCTTCTGTCGTCAACCCTCTTTATAGTTGCCATTACAGCCTGTGCAATTTCATCTGGGTTTGCATCTGTCTTAGCATTTACTGTTAAGGTATATGTATTATTATACACTGAACCGCCAGATAATTCTCCATTATTTATTTTTCTCATTGTATCTAGCCCGTACGAATCGACAGCATATTTACTCATAATAAACTCGCCTGGAGTTAACATTGCTGGAACTGTATCAGTGCCCCTAGCAAATCCACCCATTGCAAATCTTTGAATTAAGCCACCCATGGCTTTCCAGTTTGCAAACTGCGATGCTGCTATGGCATTACCACCAAACTTCTTAATATCGTCTGCAGCCTTTTTCTTTGCTGCAGCATCTGCTGCTTTTTTAGCGTTTGCTGCTTTTACTTCTGCAGTAAATGCTGCTGCGGAGGCTGCTTTTTGTGCTGGAGTATTTGTTAATTCATCTAAATGAGCATATGGAGTTGCACCCATTTTTTTAATATTTGCGTTAACAATTTCTTTATTAAAGGCATCTGCCCTATCTTTCATATTTAACAAATCATTAACATGTAATCCTGCAGTTTGTCCAGCATTCTTAGTAATATTTGCAACTGTAACGGCATCAGCGATTCTACCTAAATCTTCTAAATGTAAGGCAGCAGTTGATCCACCAGTATTAAGACCATAGTTAAGTGCATCAGTAGTTGCAGTGCTAGTGCCAGGATTATTATTGTTGTTTGTGGTAGTCACACCTCTAGGTTTAATGTCTGCTTGACTTGCCACACATTCACCTGTGTAATAGTTGTAGTATGGCCTTGACGGTCCACATGGCCCTTGTGGTGTTGTCGTGGTCGTTGTAGTGGTTGTTGTGGTTCCCTTATCATTGTCAACACATTTTCCATTAACTAGTGTTTGGTTAGGTCCACAACCAGTTACGTTGTCAACACATTTTCCATTAACTAGTGTTTGGTTAGGTCCACAACCAGTTGGACCAGGATCTTGGTATGTTCCAGCAGGAGTAATCGGATCTGTATTTACTTTTTGATTTTTGTAGGCAGCAATCAAAGCATTTACAATATTAAGAGCATCCTGCATTTGCTTAACAAATTGTGCAGCACTTACTCTTGCAAGATCAACATTGTTCTTAATTCTTTCCCATTGGTCCCTTGTCATTTCTAGGACCTTAATTCCTTCAATTGCTTTTTCTAAAGCAAGTTCATTAAGTCTTAATGTTTCTCTATTTGGCTCAAGACTCTTTTGTTCAATATCATAAATTTCATCTTGAAGTTCTTTAATTCTTCCCTCAATTTCAATTCTGCTTCTGCCGTCTTTGGATCTTAGTTGTGAAAGTTCGTACTCTCTTGACTTTTCTAAAGCATCTCTTTGTTTTGTTACAGCATCGGCTGCAGACTGTGCTCTCATTTCTTGTGCAGCACGAGCAGCAGCAGCAATATCTCCAGATGTCAATGCCTCGGCAAGAGTTAGTTGACCTTTCTGTTGCTGTGATATTGAAGCATTTGCTTTTTCAACTTCATCAAGAGCCTTTAGTCTTTCATCATATTTTTCGTTTACCTTGGCCTCTTGGTCTTCAATTTCTTTTAAGCCTATTTCCTGTATTCTGATTTGTTCTTGTTTTACGGCAATTAGTTCTTCAGCCTTTTTAATTTCATCCTTAAGTTTTTTGTTTGATTCATCAAAGTTAAGTCTTAGCCTTGTTTCTTCTACATCAAATGCATCCATTGCATTGCTATATCCAGTATCAAATATATCCTGCATTCCTTCAATAGTTACTTGCTTAAGTTTTAATTCAATCTTTGCTTTATCTACTGCCTTCTGAAGCAAATCTTTAAAATCTTTATTATTTATATCAAAATTAATTAACAGATTTTGTAGTGCAGAACTATCCATAACTGCCTGAATTTGTTCCTGTGTCAAACTTTCAAATGCTCCAGTAATTTTTTGCAATAATGTTACTCTATCTTTCAACTCTTGCTCTTCTTGTATACCAGCCTCTACAGCGGCATACTCTCTTTTGGCCTTGGTTGATTTGTTCCATGCCTTGGTTATCTTTTTTATTTGTTCGTCAGATAATTTCTTATTAGCAATTGCTGCTGCAAAGGTAGCATCTGCTACTGCTTCTAGAGCAACAGAACCTTCTATGCCTGCTGCCTGCAATCTCTTAAGTGCTGCAGTTTGATCACCTATTTGATTGGCCATTTTTTGCTGCTCACTAACAAACTCTCCAAGTTTAACAGATTGTAGAGCATCTCCAATACTCTTTGCACCATCTTTTATTTTTATAATATTTCCTTTTTCATCAAACTTAAATAACTTATTCTTTTGTTTTTCATACTCTTTTGGATCCATGCCAACTATGAGTTCAATCAGGTCTTCTCCTGCTCCCAATCTTCTCATGTCATTTTCTATACCGCCGAAGATATCGATAGTTTTCTTACCACCAAATAATTTATTTAAAGACTTAAACGATGCATCAAAACCTTCTGTAACCTTAATCTGATTTTTACGAACATCTCTTAACCTTTTTACCAAATCATCTAAAGGCGAAGACTTTGGCTTATTGCCACTACCCTTGTCACCACCACTAACTGGAGCCTTTGCTGTTATCGACGCTCCCTCAGTTACAGCCTTGAAACCTTGCTGTTCTTTATAGTGAGCAATTAAAGCAGCCTGCGATAGCCCCTTATACTGTGCTCCACCATATGTTCTACCCTCAATTACTGTGTTTTCTTTTAGCCATGTCTGGTAGTCGTCAGTTGCAACAATCTGTGGATCTGGAACATTAATAACTGAAGCAATTGTTGTTGTATACACCTTTTGCTGGTCTTCTGTTAAAGTATTAAAGTAATCTTCATTAAATGCATTAGTTCCTTTAACCTGTGGAATAATTTCATATACCATAGTTGCTGTTAAATCTTTTTTGCCTTCAATGGCGTCAAGCATTGTGTTTAATTGCTGATAGGCTGCATCATTTTCTGTGTAGTATTTAACCAAAACATTAGACGGTATAACTGCGTTTAAATTGTTTAACTTAATCATATTTTTAGCAAAGTCTAGTGCGTCTGAATCTTCTTCAAATGCCGAAACTTTAGTAATAAATTGTGCCTGTACTGTTTTGTCAATATCTCCCTTAGCGTTAAGAATATTTTGAGCAGCAACACCAATTGATTCAGATGTAGCACCGCTAAACTTTGTTATGATATTCATCATCTTTGGAGCAATGTCTTTGTTATCTGTTGCCATCTGAAGAAGTTGTCTAAAGACTGATGGAGGAATATCGCCACTTGCCATTTTTGCCTGAATTAAAAATTCTTGTCCGCTATCAATTGCACCAGATTTACGCAATTCTCCTGCCTGCTTATTTACTACGTCCATGTACATTATTTCATTTGGATTATCTTTATATCTTAGTTTGGTGGCTTTTTTCATGCCCATCATCATTGACTCTTGCATGCCCCCAGCACTATTATATTGTGCAACTAAATTTTCTTGAACCTTTGCTTGAGCATCTGTTAACTTCTTTCTCTCTATCAAATAGTCTCTTTGTTTTTCTTCTGCCTCAGTAATTTTGCCCTGAATCCTTAACTCCTGTATCTTTTTTTCATAATAAAGATCATAAGAGTCAAGCATTTGTTTATTTTGTTCTATTGCAATTTTTGCATCTGCTGCATAAGCCCCCGCAAGTTGTCCTGCATCTTTGGCAAGATTTTTTGCACCAAGGTAGGCTGCTATTGCTCCTGCTGCAGCACCTACACCTGCTCCAACCAGTGCACCAGTGACTGTTCCAGCACCTGGGATTATGCTTCCAAGCGCAGCGCCAGCCTTGGCACCCAGGAATGCTCCGCCTGCTGCACCACCAAGTCCTGCTGCACCGACCCCCACCATTTGTGTTGTTTTTTGTCCAGCAAGTTTTGTTGCAAAATTGGCACTATTAATATTTTGAGCACTTGTCTGCATATTCTTAATATTTTGAGAAACCATGTTTGTTCTCACGGTTAAAGGATTTTTTTCAAGATCTTCTCCATTTGGACCAAGTATTTTTTCCATTTGTGCAACAACCTTGATTCCTATACTCATATCTCCTGCTTCTCTGGCAGCATTCATTGCAAGACTTTTTGCTTGATTTATATCCATTGCTCCAGACATAACTGCTGCTGAAAGTTGTCCTGTTAAATCAGAAACTGCCTGATTACCTTTTCCTGCAGCATTTTGTTTTGCTATATTTTGAGTTAAAGCCTTACCTTCTTTTGTTTGTATAAATGCTTCTCCGTATGTTGTCTTTCCTGTTGCTGGTCCAAGCATTGAAAACGAGTTCTTTCTTCTTAGATCCATTTGCTCTGATGCAGTTACTTTACCACCAAATTTTGCTATACTCTGAACAGCAGATGCAGATCCTCTAAACTGTTCTGCCTCTTTCATAACTTGATCCTGTGCTTTATCAAATGCTCTTCTCAACATAACAAAAGCGCCAACGGTAGCAGCAAGACCAGCAACAAGAGCCATAACTGGACTCTTAAGCATTGGAAGAAGCATTGCAATACCCATGAGTGGCATCATTATCTTTTGAGACATTTCCCCAACTTTTCCTGGTGCCATAGAGCCAAGCATTGCAACTCCAGAAAGTGCCATTGCTGCGCCCCCAACACCCATGCCTGGGCCCTTACCTGCTGCTACTCTGGCTGCTTTTCTATCTTGCTGTTTTTGAATATACGATTTAAATCTTCCAGATGGTGTTTTATTTCCAGCATCTTGTGCCATATTTGCAGCAACAACTGGCTGAGGAACTGGAGCCTGTGCTGCTATCTTGCTTAGTCTCCTATTATCTCTTTCTAACTTTTCTAGTTTACGACGAAGAGATTTTTGGTTAGCGTCTACTGGCCCTGTTCCGTATAGAGCAGTTCTAGACGCTGCTGCAGCAGACTGTGAAATAGTTAGACCAATCTTTTGTCCTGCTGACTTAGCCTCTGCTATAGAAGATCTTGCTCCAGCAACTATTGATGAACCTATTGCGCTGCTTGATTCTGGAGCATCTGCAAAACCAGGAACCTTCACACCTCTAGGACCCTGAACAATTCTCTTGCCCTTTTTGGGCTTATTCATTTCTCTTGTATCTTTTGGACTACCTGACTTAACGCCTCTAGTTTTTCTTCTTGTTTTTGGCTTTTCTGTTTTTCCATCTTCATCTTCAACCAATTCATCGGGCTTTACTAAAATAGCATTATGCTTTGCGTGTACGAGCCTCCAGTTAACCTTTTTGCCTTCTTCAAGCCTGTCTATCATTGCCTGATAGTATTTTTGATCTTCTGGTCCAAGATTAAACTTTGCTATCGTTTCTTTTAGTTTTGGCAATGTTCTATCAATTTCAGCAATCATTGCTTTGTGGTATTCATCAGGAGTCATATTCTTTGCAATGTCTGCCGTTGCATTTCCAAACCAGAATGGCGATTTACCTGCTGCTGGTCCCCTAACTCCACTTAAATTCTTTTCTGCCATTTCAAGCATTGATGGCATTCTTTCTGCATAACCTCTTGGTCCAGACGCTGCATTTAGTACGCCAGCCTTGCCAACATCTACTAACCTATTTCCGCCCAAGTTTCCTTTCTTTAGGTCGTCATCGCCACGAAGATTTGCTGCAACTAGTTGTCTAAAATATTCCTCCCTGCTAAAATTGCCTGACAATTCTTTTGGAGTAAACTTTGGATCATAGGCAGACTCAAGAGCAAACATTGTTTTTCCAGTGTAAGGATCCTTAATAACTCTAAGTTCTTGCTTTGGAGCCTCAAGCCCATGTACATCTCTTGCTATTATTGTTGCTCTTTGCTCTGCAAGCGCTGCTCGCAAATCAGGCATTGGTTTTACATAAACCTTTTTACCATCTTCTGTTAAGAACACTCCAGAGGCATCACGAGCACCAACATGACTATATCCAGTACCCTTTTCAAGTTGCTTGCCATATGTGGTGATTGGTCTACCATCAATATCTTTTGCGGTTAAACCTTGTAGGACTGCCCTTGCTTGTTCAAGAAGTTTTTTCCCTGCAGTACCACCGACTTTTACTGAACCAGTATCTCCACCAGATCTGCCAGGCTTCATTACTGGCAATCCAGTTTTTGGATCAATTATTCTAGAAGCGTTAACCGTTTTCTTGGACCACTCCCATTTTTCTGGATTGTTTGGAAAATCTGTTTTATTATGAAGTTCTCGTCTTTCATATGCTGTGACTATATCTCCATCTTTATTAATATCGATCATCATACCTGGCTGTTTTAGGGCCATTTGTTCCAACGCCTTAATTGCTGCAGGATTGGTTGTTGGACTATACTGCCTTATATTTTTTATAACATCTTCTACAGCCATTTGTGAACGATATGTCATTGCTGAAGAAGATCCTGGACCAACTCCTACTACTTTATATATTTGTTTTATTGCGTCTGCATATCTTGGATCTTTTGCAAGACCACCTATAATACCAGTTTTTGGATTTCCCATTCTTGAATATATGGTGTTGTCGCCTATTTTAAAATCATCTTGCAAACCTTGGAAAGATAAAATTAAGTTTTTGCGTACTTTGTTTGCTACTTTTTCAGCCTCAGTTGCACTTAAATTATTTTCTTTCATAAGTCTTGAAGTCATTGTTTCTACTGCACGAGGCTTTCGTATTTCGTCTAGATAGTCTTTTACATTTACTCTATCATACTTAAGCGCATCATTCATCTCTGCTGGAATATCAAAACCAAGTCCACGATATCCTAATGCTGTGCCAACTCCTCTTGATGCAAGATTTGTTCGCATATCTTTGAAGTCGTCAGGAATATCCTTTGTCTGCATTTTTTGTGGTTTAGTTGCATGTGCAAAAACCGTATCTGGTTTAGGTCTTTTCTTTTTAGTTTTAGGAACAGCCGTTCCATCATTAATCAAAGAAGTAATTACTGGTCTATTTGCTGGATCTTGTGCTGCCTGTGCAGGAATAACCGCTTCGCCAGGAGAAAGTAATGCTGGAACAATATCTCCTGCTCCCATTGGTCCTGGAACTCTGTCAACACCTGTTGAATATCTTCTACTTTGTGGGATGCCGCCACCTTTTCCACCTCTACCGACTGGACCAGTAAATCCTAATTGTGAAGCAATTGCCCTTTGATATGCTGCAGCAAGTGCATTAACTGCTGCGGTTTCAGATGTAAATGTTTGTCTAAGTTTTTGATGAACCTGATCAAGAGAGGCTGCTACAGCAGATGCCTCAAGTTGTTGCTGGGTTAAATAGTCTGTTTGGTTACCAAGTATCTGTGTTGATGAGCCAGCACGATTAAACGAGGATTTCATTGTTGCAAACAACTTAATTATATTTGCAAGTCCGTTAGCCAATAGACCAAAAGTCATAAGAGCAATCGGTCCAATTGCTCCTAGCGCTACGGTGAGAATAGTCAAAAACTTTTTGCTTCCTTCTCCTAATCCATTGAATTTTTCAAGAACTTTAGAGGCAAACTCAACAATTGGGGTAAGAGCCTTCAAGAACTGCTCTCCCACTGGAGCAAGTGTTACCTTTAAATCCTCAATTGCTTTTTTAAATTTATATGTTGTGGTATCTTCTATTTTATCTAATTCTCGTTGTGACAATATTGCTAACTCTTCTGTTGTTGCTTTTGTCAAACCAAGAACCCTGGCTGCCTGAGATCCTTGTGCGGTTACATTTTGAAACAGTGTTGAGAGTCTTGAAAACTGGAATTTTCCAAACAATTGCTCAATTGCACGAGCACGATTGAGTGGATCTAATGTGTCTAATGCTTGTGCAAATCCTACTACGGTTGCTGCTACATCTCCCTTGTTTGCTTCTACAATACCCTTGATATTTATACCAAGATCACCAAGCATCTTAGACGCTTTTTCAGATGGGTTAATTAAAGATGCAAGACCTGACTTAAGAGCGTTAGCACCTTCTGAAGCATTAATGCCACCTTCCTTCATTGCTGTAAGGAAGAATGCTAGGTCCTCAACATCGCCACCGAGTTGCTGTACAACTGGTCCTGCTTTAGGAATGGCAATAGTTAAATCTTCAATAGATACAACAGTTTGGTTTTCAACTGCGTTAAGGAAGTCAATCTTCTTTGCCAAATCTTCTGCTGCTACACCGAATGCGTTAGTAACAGAAATTGTTGTTTCAAGCGCCTGTTCCTGTTCAACACCGCCAAGCACGGCAAGTCGTGTTGCTTCAGTAACTTGTGCAGTAAGTTCTGCACCCATTTTACCCATTGCTGCAGCGTTTGCTGCCATCTCCATGGTCTTTTCAACAGCAACACCATACTTAGTATATTCTTTCGCAAGTGTCTGTATCTGCTTAACCATTGCGTCAGTTTCTTCTTGCGTAGTAAACATTTCACCGTAAACACGCTTAAACCTAATTGCCTGCTCTTCAAGTTTCATGAAGGTTTTTGCAGCAGTAGATCCAAGAAGCATGAGCGGAACTGTGAAACCAACCATTAACTGGCGACCAGCCCACTGCGTATTCTTACCAAAATTTAATAGATTTGTTGAACCCTGCTTTAGTAATTGATTTAATAATTGCTGACGCTGTGCTGCTATCTGTGTTTGAGTAGCAAGATTTTTCATGTCCAACGTAAGAGGTCTTACGGCAATGGCTTGAAGGGCTCCATTTGCCCCACGACCCATTTTTATATACTGGGTCTGGATATCTTTTACACGCTCTCGTGCTACCTTGTTTATTGTTTCAAACTCAGATTTAAAAAGTCTACCAAAAGTTTTGGTTGCTGCTCCAGTATACCTAAAATACTCTCTGGAGGTTAGTTTATTTTTTTCTAAAGCATTAGTAAAATACTCAGTACTTGTAGCAACCGTTCGCATGGTTGCTTGAAATTTTCCAGTAGCATTTATGCTGTTCATCAAGTTTTGTGCTTGATTTGCTGCTACCGCTGACGCTGCTGCGCCAGACTTTGACATCTGTGTGTGGAAGGCTGATATTTGACGCTGTAGAAGTTTTAAACTTGCTAAAGCATCTGACGTATCAATATTTACATGAATATTGGATTGAACATCAGCCATCCATTAACACCTCTTTATTTAGTTATTTACAAGATTGCCGAGCAGAGTTGCGTCTGAAAGTCTAATTCCAGATGCCTCTTCGACGATCTTGTATACTGTAGGAAGATCTATATTTTCTTCTAGGGCTTCCTTGTCTTCCGCCAACTCTGGCTTGTATTGCTGCATTGCGATTTGTACACATTCCATAAGTAGAGTCATTGACTTTTCATTGTCTTCGGCTACTTTGGCGATATCTTCAAACTTCTTCATAAACGGACGAAGTAGTGAGATCTTTAATGGTCTTACCTTGATCTTTGTTCCATCGATGAGAGTTACTGTTTTTTCTTCCGTGGCAGTTGCCATTTATTCCTCCTTATAAGGTTAAAGTTAATTATACCATAGCGGAGTCTATTTTTTTGCTATTCTATAACCTCATAGGTTAGGCCCATTCCTATTCCAAAACCAGCCCTTTCTGCATTTTTACCCTGAAGTGCAAGAATGTCATTTCCATTTTCTGCTGCACCTTTACTAAACACCCTAGCCTTCATGTCTTCCCATTCATTACTATTCCCTGAATTTTTATCAAGATCCACACCTTGCATAGCAGCAGCAAACTTTTTATCACTGTAGTCTAAATCTCTTTTGGCCTTAATTGTTGCAGTTAATTCAGGCATTGATAAAGACTGTTCTAATTCCTCATAGTCTTTCCAAATGCCAATCAAAAACGCCTCTGCTTCTAATTTTGCCAAATCCAAAGTTTCCCAGGAAGATCCACTATCTACGGCCTGAGATTTTACTGGCTCTTCTGATTTTTGATTAATCTTAATTCCTGCTGCAATGTCGATAACCTCATATATTGTTGGTAAGTCTAAATTGTCTTCAAGGTCATCTATAGTTTTTATATATGGAGCATATTGCTTCATTGCTATAAGGGCACAAAGAACTAAGATAGATATTGATTCATCATCTGTTTTTGCTAATTTTATTGTTTCAAATTTTGTTAAAAATTCCCTAAGATATTTTATTTTAAGTGGGGCAGCCTCAATTACTGTTCCATCAATCAGAGAAAATTTTTTCTTTTCATATACGCTTGTTGCCATTATATAAGTATACCAAATGGAAAAGCCCAGACCTTGTGAGTCTGGGCTAGTCCTATTAAGTTGTATTAGTCGAGTGAACGATCTACGATTTTACCGTATGATGCGTCATCGTTTGGAAGGAGACGGAATGATACTTCAAACATTGAAGCCTCATCACGCTTTGCTGATACTGTAACATTCTCAATTGAGAGTGCACGGTATGCAACATAGATTCTTTCCTTTGGAGTTGCTGAAGAACCAGATCCTGGTCCTACTGCTACTAGTCCACGCTCTAGTGGAACATCACCAATATCACCTGCGGACATCTTCAATGTTGAGAGTCCTGATCCTGATACTAGGTCTGTATCATCTGCTGCAATTGCAACTAAAAGATTTTCTAGTGTTGCCTCTGCGAATGATGTGTTTAGATTAACTGTCATACCTTGCTTGAATAGACGAGCAACGTCGAGAAGTTGATCTACTGCTACTTCACCGAAATCTGGCTGGAATGCGAGTTCCAAACCGTTCGATGTATAACCTACGTTGGTGTAATTTTCGTCATCAAGTGACAAAGTTTCCTTGTAGGATGTTGCGGATGCTGTCATTGCTGGAAGATCTGTTAATGCTTGTGCATCAGTAATCTTGCCAGTTGATGAGTTGTATCCGATTGGACCTGCATTATGCGTAAAGAGTGCTGCTGCACCTACGATAATGTTACTACTTGAACCACGGCTGTATGCCATATATTCTCACCTCTTTCATTTTATTAAAAGGGGGTTTGTTTCCTCACCATAATTATACAGCCTTTTTATGAGGTTTAGTTTGCATGCCAGTCGTAGTCGATTATTATCTTATTCCCCGCATAAGTACGGGCAGTGCCGAAGTCTACGATATCCCTGGTTTCTTCTAGTTGGTAGATCTTAAAGTTGTGGAAAAAGCAGGACTTGGACTCATTAGACCACAAGTCTGTATTTGCTATTGCCCATTCATTTATTTCTTTTGCTGAGTCATCTCCGCTATCAAGCAGATCGTTTACCTGCTGCTGAGTAATTATCATCTTCTTTTGTGCGTCATCGCCAGTAGCATAGAAATAGTACAAAAGTTGTTCGCACTTTATGTATGGAAATGGCGCTCTTCTCATTTTAAACATTCTGTCATACACGGCAAAAACTCCATTGCTGTCTGGAAATGTCTCGGTTAATGCATCTATCTGTGTTGGAAGTGTTGGGAAAAAATATGCAGCCCCGTTGAATCCAGGCATATCTAATTTTGATGCAAGATATTTATTAATAATTGTAGGCGGATGATGAATTAGCGCTGTCACTGAATACCAACTCCTGCATTAGCAATCCAGCGGTAACCTGTTGACAAGCCCTTAGATCTGCCCAATCTTTTTCCTGCTGCCATATCTTTTCTATATACAACTGGATTCTCAAGATATCTAGCAATACCGCTTACTCTTAAAAATGCTTGAGAAAAATATCTATTAAAGAACATATCAAACACCTTTTCAAAACCACCTTGAACTTCTGTTCCTCCAGGGTTGTCTACCCTTACTTCACTTTTTGTAAACACCGTTTCTCCATTATCCTCAAATGCCAAAGCCTGTGCAACTCTTGGTCTGATAACAACTGGAATGCCCTCTTCCATGATTCTTGCCTTATCATAAAACGGAGTCCTAGACCCATTCTTTATTGAAGTAGATTGACGAAATGACGACCTAAATGACAAGCCTAGATTACTGGTTGTATATGATATATCATATAATCTTGCACTAGGGCTGCCTGTCTGATTCCATTCATAAACATGATGCAGCATATCTGGATTAACTCTAGCATTAGAATCTATAAACTCTTTCATTAGTTCTACTGTTTCTAATCCTACTGTTTTTAGGAATATGGTTTTTCCTCTTTGAATTCCCTCCAAAAATCCCATAGAATAGTCTACAATATTGTTCATTTCTTTTTTAAATTGTGCAGAATTAAATACGGCTCTCATACATCACCCGTTTGATTTTCTGACCTTCTTATTACAACCCTATAAGAGTCTACAGTTCCAAATGGCCCCATAAATGGCTCATATGTTGCTATCTCAAACAGCGTTCCTTTGCCAGATCTTGGCCCAGATGTTTCTAAATAAATAAGGTTTCCCTCTTGATCTTTTACGTCAGTTATCAGTATATTTGTTAAAGAGTTTTTGGAATCTCTAGACGACATTCTTATGTCTGATTTTACTCTACCAACTAGGATTGAATGCTGAGTTATATTGACATTTGGCTTAACCTCTTCTTTAAAAGCAGTTCCGCCAGAACTAAAGTTACATGCAATAACCCTATCCAAAACCCATTGCTTTTTTATTGCCCCAAAGTCGCCTTGCTCAACGATTGGATGATATAAAGACGCCTGCATTGGAAACATAAAGTCTGGAGTTTCGCATACTGTCATTACAACACCCCAAGTTTTGTAATAGACTTAGTATACTTTGAAAGTATCTTGTCTACAAGTATGTTTCCCGTTCCCTCGAAAAGACCTTTATCAAACTGAATTCTATACTGATCTGTATTGTACGAAGAAATAAATCTCTTATAATAATCTAACTTGCCACACTCTATATCATGCACAAGTATTTCTGTTGCCTTAACAATGTCTGATGGAACGGATGAATAGCCATACTCAACAGTTATTCTATAGTCCCAAGTTTTTCCAAAACCTCTATATATAAATTGTGGATCAAGAGAGTCTGAAGACGCTGCTGGTAAAACAAGTGGGGCTGACTCTGCACGATTAATATTGTCTGTTGACTTTTCAACAATTGCTGTTTTATCAGATGTTATTTCATATTCTCTATCTGTTACCAATTTGTTATTTTCGTATACGCTCAAAACTTTTTTTACATCATCCCAGATAGGCAAATAGTCTGATCCAGTGCCTGTAAAATTTAAAACCTTTTTTTTGTAATAAAAACCTTCTCCAACAATCGAGTCAATTATTGCTCTTGCTATTTCTTCACTATCTGCATACGCAGCAATGTCAGAAGCAGTGCTTCCCTTTGTGGATGGATCTACATATGGCCTAGTTATTTCGTATGTTTCATCAATAATGACATCATCTAGAATTTTTACCTCTACTCTATACTCAGAGTCATATCTTCCAGGAAGGTCTATAGTTATAGTATCTCCCGTTGAAAGTTCTGAAAACTCTAGTGTAGATACAGAAAGATCCGCCATATCAGTTACTAAAACAGTTACATCTTCATCTGTTATAGATGAAGGAATAGTGTAAGTTACTGGTATATCTGCGTATGGCGGAACTCTCAATATCTCCATACTAAATTACCCTAAAACCTTTTTTACTTCTTCGGGTGTTGCAACACGGACATGTGAGCGAGTAAGCCACTTGTCTGCTTGCTCTTTTGTTACAATATTGTAACCTCTGTAAAGTGTTCCAACTTCTTCCCAACGAACATTCTTTGTTGAGTGAATGGCCACCTTGTCTCCATCTTGATTTGCTGGCTTAACAGTCTTCTTTGGACCGTCTGCTGCCATTGATCCAATAGCACCTGTATTTGTAAATCCTAGCGCTTGAACTGGCTCTGCTGCTGGCTCTTCAACCTTTGCTGGCGCTTCTACAACAACTGGCTCTACGACAGGCTCTGCAGCAGGCTCTACTGGTGTTTCAGCAACAATAGGCTCTGGTGCATTTTCTGCTACGAATGGCTTGTTATATTCATTGTTTTCCATAATATCCTCCTTGTTTGTATTATATCACTAAAGTATTAAGGGGGACAGGAGAGTGAACTCCCGCCCCCCATAAAAGGTTACTGTTACAGATTATGAATCTGAAGCAGCGTCAGCGAATGCAATTGCATCCTCTTCTTCCCATTGAATACCGAAGCGAACGAATACAGTATATTCAATTGTATCCTTCTTCGCTACGTACTCACGGTTTACAGTAATATCTCTCTGGAATCCCCAAACACGGTTGGCAGGGAATGTCAAATCGATATAGCCTTCTGGGTAGTAAGGAACTTCTTGAACTTCAATTCCGAGAACACGGGTTGTACGTGCTCCACCGAATGTCTGTCCAATACCGTCGAGATAGTTCTGACGGTTTGCTTGAGTGCTTCCTGGAACTTGTCCAGCAAACGCTTCAGCAACTGCATCTGCAAGTGTACCGTTATTCTTAACGATTCCACCGAATGCGTCTGTACCTGCGTAGAACTTAAGATTGTTCTTAAGTGCACGGTACTTACGTGGCATTGCATTGATGATGCCCTGCATGACGCTAGGTGTCCAAGCATTATCTGCTACGGTCACGACTGACTCATGTGCATCTCCATTTGTCTTTACCTTATTGATAAAGCCTGGCATGATTGACAAGAATGCTCCTGTTGTACCATCACCATTGATAGCGAGATCTTCGATATCATTTGCGAATGCGTTGGTCATCAAGCGTACCAAGTGATCTTCTAGAGCATCACCTTCGACACCATCTTCCAAAGATTCTGCAGTTACTTCCCAA